TCTTGCGCGTAGTTGCCGCATACTCTTTGGCTGACAAAGACTTAATTGCCTTCTCGGGTAAATATCGCTCACCCGTAGCCTTTGAGCCTTGAGTGGATGGCTTCCCTGATTTGGTGCGCCACTTCTGCTTAGTCCATTTCTTTAAAGACTTTTGAGGCTTCTTGAGTGCCATTACTTATAGCCTCCGCCCTTGGCCTTATACTCTTTGGCTAGCATCTGCGCTTTGCGGGCAGACCACTGGCCGGGCTTTCCACCTTTGCCGCCTGCTTTAATCTTGCTAAACAGGTTCTTCCGCATAGTAGGCTTAGTGTAATTACCCGCCTGATTAACCTTAGATTTTGTCTTAGCTTTTTGCATGACTACTTTTTCTTTTTGTTCTTTTTGTTAGTAAGCATCCGCCCGTTGCGCTTAGGCATAGCAGGCTTCTTTTTCGGTTTAGTTGACTTCATTTCATAACCGGGCATAGCTTTCTCCTTTGCCGCTTTAGACAAATCTTCAAAGTGGAAAAGTTTTACGGATGTTTTTCCATGAGTTTTTCCTGAGTGTAACGAACCATCAGGCATCTTGTGCGTACCGCCTGTATATTCAGTACCGTCACGCTTGTAATGTTTTACGTCTTTAGCCATTACCATTTAACCTTATCAGCCCAATATGCGGCAGAGCACTTACCTTTTGCAATGTTTTTTGCATGTCGAGCCTTAAACGATTTACGTCTGGCCTTTTCTTTTTCGGTTGTTGGATTTTTTCCAGCGCCGCTTACACCCTGCTGACCAAAACGAATTGTTTTAACGGAGCCATCTTCGCACTTTGCAACTACAACATGAGACTTTTTAGGATGGTTAGGAGTCCTCTTCGGCTTGTTGAACCCGCTTACGCCCGCGCGTGCTAGTCTTGGATCTTTCTTTGCTGGCATTTTGTAACTCCTCCACCTTCTTTGTCAGCTCTTCTATCTGAGCTTCCAAAGGATCTACCATTTGTTGCATCCTATTTAAAAAATTTTGAAACTCAATGTTTGTTAACATTTTTTGTCCTTAGCTGTAAGGGAACCATTCTCCAAACTTACGAACATATATCAATATAACTGTGGTGTCTGGCGTGTTAATTGTTACTGTTGTTCCGCCAAATTCATCTATGTTGTATTGGGCAATGTTAAAGAAAGCAGAAGAAGACGTAATGTTAATGTCTCCTATGATCTTTACGGTGTTGGCTGTAGTCAGCTTTACCATTACCGTCTCACGATCTTTAGGCGTTGGGTTTAACACAATATCTACGTCAGCACTGCATCGTAATATCTCAGTCCCAGAAGTAATGTGACTACCGGAAACTTCATACGCCTGCGCTATACCTAAGTCTGCTCTTGATTGTGGTATGTAACTCATTAGATTGCCAACCACTCTTTGAATTCTTGGATGTATACCAAGTGCAATGTTGTGTCGTCTTGTTCAACAATAATACTACGAGCGCCATACTCGTTAATGTTGTACTTAGCTACGTCGTAGTAAGACATGTTGACAATGTTAATTTCACCCACAATGTCTATCCGATCATCCGTACGGCAGTTAACAATAACTGTCTCACGGTCTTGCGGATGCTCTCTTAAGTTGATAACAACACCAGAGGTAACCTTTAGGATCTCAGATCCGCCTGTTGTATGGTTAGCAGTAATAATTCTAGCGTTAGCATTCTTAAGATCGGCACGACTGGCCATGCTACCCATAGAGATATTGTAGACGTTGGGTGCTTGCGCTTCGTTAATGTCTTTTACAGATCCGGCATCTATCTCTTCGCCATCTGTCATTTTAAGAACAAGGTGACCGTCAAAGTCTATGGACGCATCTTCAATGCCTACGCCATCTTCCCCCCTTTCTCCGTCTTCGCCATCCTTGCCGTCCTTACCGTCTATACCGTTTTTTCCGGTTAATCCGGCTTTTCCGGTTTTTCCGGTTTCTCCTTTTGCCCCTTGCGGGCCCGGATCGCCTTTGTCACCTTTTTCTCCACGAATAGCCTCTACTGCCTGTATTTTAGACAGTAGCTTGTCGTAGATGGCTGTAAGCTTTAAATCCACGTTCATTCTTGACCAAGACGTTGCATCAACATTTGTTCGGCCTCACGAGTTTCATTTGCTCGTTGCTCTACCTGAACATTGTTTTGCTCTTTAGCCGCGACTTCTCGCTCACGCAATAGTGTTTCGGCTACTTTCATGCGGCGCTCAAACTCTTTGTCGTCCTGATCTCCTTCCTTAAGGTTTCTGGTGATCGCATTGATCTTATCAATCTCAATTTCTTGTGGCACTGCTTGGGCTTCTGCCACCAGCTTTCCTGCTCTAGCCGCAGACTCTTGCGCCTGAGCATTAAGCGCCGCCGTCTGAGACTGCTGGAACTCCATTTGCGCCTGTTGAACGGCCATCTGAGATTGCTGTGCTTGCGGGTTGGGTTGCATGGCTTGAGCCATTGCCGCAATAAGCTCTTCACGATTAGACAAGTTCATGTTGTCTACAATGCTTTGAATTAGTGTTGGGTACAGTGGTGAGTCTTGTCCCATAGTCTGTAGCAACTGGACTAGCTGAGTAACTTCGTACTCACGAGCAATAATACCCAGAGTAGAGCTAGCGTTAAACTTGTAATCTGCAACGGGGTAAGTTTCGGGATCAAACTGCATGTACCTGTATGCGGCCTTCTTAACAAACGGAATCAAGAAAGACTGCTGAAAGTTAATCAGTGTACGTTTGTGACGCTTAATAATAGCGCCAAGAGACATGCTAATGCCAGCGGCAGTCGCTTCGCCGTTAACACTGCCCGCAATACCTGCTGAGTCTACAGCTCCCGTTGCTTGCTGTACCATCTGCTGTAACGCACCAGCTTGTGCAAAGGTGATTTGGCTAACCTGCCCAAAATTAAATGGCTGAAGTACCTCTCTAGGATCTCCGTTAGTTAGAATCATCTTGCCGGGACGCACTTCTGGCTTTGCTCCGCGAGGAAGTCGCGTAGCATCAATAGCCATCATCGGGTGGATTGTTAAACTTAATGCGTCAATTCTGGCTCGCAGTTCTGTATCGAGTGCTTTCTGTGAGTTGTATCCTTTTTCGCAGACTCCTCTCCCCCAGAATCGTCCTGGCACTACATCCCATGGGAATGCAACAACAGGGCGGTCACTCATCATATAAGGATTGGCTTCAGCCTTAAGAAGAATTCCGCCATTAGCAATAACAATAACAGCTTCGACGTACTTGCCTTCTTCTTCGACGTCATCATCCAGCGCTTCTGCCAAGAGTTCGCTAGGTACAAGACCGTAATACTTAGTCAATCGGACCTTGTCATCGTTATAAATCGTAATGTCTTGATCTGGCTCAAGATCAGTATCTGCCGCCGCTGGACCAACGTATCCATCACGATATACGCCTTGCTCTTGTAACTGCTCAACAATATGGCGGCTAACAAACTCGTCAATACACACGCCTAATGCGTCATCTACATTTGTAGCAACAGGGTCAATTAAGAAGTTCTGAGGCAGGACGGGGCGAAGCTTTACCTTTACCTTGTCTTGGACATTAACGCCAACGGCTTGGAGGTCTCCGTCCATAATTGGTTGAGTAGCAGGAACCATTTCTTTGACTTCTTCAATAACAATTTCGCCAATGCCCGTACCAAACACGGCGGCATTGATAAGGCATTCAGCAACGGCCTTGCGCACCATGCACTCTTCAAAGTCTTCAGTAAGTTTGTTCCGCAAAAACAAAACGTCTTGACGGTCGGTGTCACCTAAGTTATCAGACACATCAAACCACTTTCCCCTTCCAAACGTGGCTTCTTCTAACTCAGCAACATTAGATTCAACAGCTTGTTGTAAAGCAGGAGAGATAATCCGGCTACGCTCAGATTTGCGCTCACTATCAGAAGGGTCCCAGATTCCGCGCCAAAGCCTGTAGTATTCTTCAAAGCGCGCCTCATAGTTTGATTCATAATAATCTCGCCAATCTTCGCACTTGCTAATAACCCAATCCTCAATAGAGGCTTCAATTACAATTGGATCTTCTTCGTAAGCATCACTCATATTAGTATCCCGCCACTATGTCTAAGATGTCGTGGTCGTCTATTTCGTATTCATAGTCATAGGCAACATCAGCTAGCTGGTCAATATAAGCTAATGCGTCTATCAAATCGTCGTGGGTTAAAGGATCAGGGAATTGAAAGAGTTGGTCAAGGAATCTTGAGTTCCATTCACCTTTGTTTAAGCTGATATACCCATTCTCAAAGCGGCCCTGTAATGCCCACATAACCCTATCAACTTTCTTTTTGTTGCCGTGGGTTAGCTCTTCCACTCGAAAAAACGTGCCGTATTTTTTTTGTAGATCAACAAGTGGAGACATAACCGCCTGCTTGGCTATGCCCCTTTCGATGCCCACAGATACGGGCCTGTAATCCCTTACGGCTTGGAAGATTTTCATTGCGGTTTCATCGAGCGTCCACCTTCCATAAATAATGTTTTCTACGTACCAACCATCTTCTGAGACATCAACAATGGCTATTGCGGTTTCGTCGAGCTTTGCGTTTTTGGTTCGTTTTTTGTTGACCTCTTCGAAGCCAGCAAGGTCAATGGCAATGTAATAGTTTCCACGAGGCTCTTGATCCTCTTTGACCCGAACCCAATCTTCCTTAAACATTTCCGAGCCGCGAGCTTCAAACGACGCCATAAATTCTTGACGGAACGCATAACTAGACATACTCCTTTTAGCAGTGTTGATTTCATCTTTATCAAGCAGAGGATTATCGTAAGAAGTAAAATGGTAGGCCGCGTAAGTTTCATCATCACCTAGCTCCGCATACTTATACAATTCGTAAAAATGATTTCTTCCCATGGGCGTCCCAATAAACATGGCACAGCCCTTTTGATCCGCAAGTGCTGGTCTCAGGATCTGCTCAAATACGTCAGGTTTCATGTCTGCGTATTCATCGAGAACTAAGAACTTGAGACTAACACCTCGCATGGTTTCTGGTCTATCAGCACCCTTGAGGCTAATGGTAGCTCCATTAATGAGCTTGATTTGCAGATTATTAATATGACTTCCAGCGATAACAGGATGACCCAACTCCAAAAGAGTTTGCCACATGATGTCTCTCGCCTGTCCCTGCGTCGGTGCAACGTAGAATACATGTCCCCTATCGGCCTGCAAAGCATTGACTATTAACATCCATGCGGCGAGGCGGGACTTACCCGTACGTCTGCCAGCCGCTACAATTTTAAATCGGGTATCGTCTGCCCAGACTTCTTGTTGCCAAGGCAGTAGCTCTATATTTAGATCACTCATGGTTAATCAAATTCATCTAGCTCTTCTTCGGTTAGCTCTCTTTCAGTTGCGCCAGCTTGCTGTAATAAATCGTTTAGCTCTACAGGAGATCCAAACTTATACATTACCGCAGGCACTGCCCGCCTTCCTGTAAGAGATTCAACCATATCCCATCCAGCTTGACCGGGAGGGATAGGCACATATCTATGGTCTATATCGTACTTCGTTAGTTTGGTGCGTACTGATTTGCAACCTTTGCACCAATCTGCGCCAAGGACAATTACCATATTAAAAATTCAACCTTGGTGTTGCAGTTACTAGCTCAAACGAGATGATACTAACAAAAGTAGAGCCCGCCTCTGGCGTTAAGGTAATGGTGTCACCTTCTTTTGCTACAAGGAACTCGCCGTATTGACCGCCAAACTCCAAGAATTCGTCAGCGTTTACGTTTTTTCCTGCTATAAAGTTGATGTCTACACCGTTGTGAACCCACTTAGCGCTAATGCTTTTGTTGGCTCCAGTGTTAGATATAAACAGATACGAAATTACAGCATCGTAACCAGCAGGAACCGCTAAGATATGGTTGGCAGAGCCAGCGGTTAGGGCATCGCCGTGCGAAAACTTCACGAGTACGTCCACATAACAGGGGTTTCCTTTCGGGAATCTACATGCACAAAGGTTTTGGCTACTCCAATTCCGCCAAACCCCATCTTAAGCGCGTTATGCACAATGTTCATACGCTCAAATCCGTTGGATACGGCAATATCAGCCGCAATTCCTTGGTTATGAGTGCCAGGCTTTTCTTTTTTTACTTCGTTTGGGTGTGTTTCGTCACGATACCCAGAGGTGATTCGGAAAGGAAAGCCACACGCCTCTCGCAAAAAGTCTAATTGCTCCAAAAATTCTGGATTCATTTCGTTTTTGTTGGTGTGCGTACAGTTGAACTCTTCTAGCCTAAAGTATTTCACCGTTGTCCCCGTTAATCACCGTAGGTTGGATAGTGCTGGGGTCGAATTCGCTGGAGTCCATGCCAACATCCTTGACTTCAGCCGTACCCACACCCGTAATGTTGATCTGAATAGCAGATTTTCCGCCATTTTGCACGACATCTTTTTCAAATGCCGCTACAGGCAGGATTCTATCCATTACTAACTTCCATGCCGCCGCCTGATTCTTGTGGTCATGGTCTAATGCCGCATCAAAAATAGTATCCAATACACGCTTGGACTTCGGAGAGGCCAGCATACGCGACTTATACTCATTGATTATCGTGGCATCACCCTTTGGGCGCCCTACCTTCTTTCTGCCACCGGGCGAATTAGCCGCCAAATCCTTTTTGGATGGCCTGCCGGACTCCTGCTTTCTCTTCTTGATCTCAGCTTTGCGCTGTTTGACGTACTCTGATGCCATAAATTTTAAGTTGGCTAATTAACCAACCCACCCTCCCTATCCTATATATGAACTACTGGCGAAACAACCCTTTTATAGCTAAAAGCTTAGCGACGGATTGTATCTTTAATACAAATCCTACCTTATAACTTAACGGAATAAAAACCTCTTCATTATTCTTTTAGTAATCAATAAGTTAAATCAACTGCAAAAACCCAGTTTAGAATGCCCAGTTTGCCCAGAATGCCCGGAAAAGGTCAGAATGCCCGTAATGCCCAAGTTTAGACCCCCCATTGGTTTTCCAAAATCCGCTTTTTTTGTATCTGGGTGGGAACTATATATACACGCTGAGTCGAGTTACCCCCCCCGGTGTCAATCATTCCTCTATTTAACCTGAAAGACTTGGCAGATTTGATATAGACCAAGCTAAACCATACAGGTGCATTCGATATATAACTGGATATACGATTAGTGGTGCCAATGAGTGTGAGTCCATGAAGGACCCCCCTGAAGTGGTTACCACTAGTTAACAGGTTAACCACCGCGCACTGATATCTACTGCATCGGGAATGATATTCCCTCTGGCTCGGCTCTGCCTCGCGGTAATGCCACCACCGTTGGCTCGCTGAAAGGCCGGGATTATCCCGAGTAATCCCCGGGGGATTCCACGGTATAACCCGATACACCGCTCGCGCACGCGCGCTTTTCACAGGAGGTTGACTATACTCGGCTCGCCTATCGGCTCGGCCCTCACTCCGTTCACGCTACCCTCGTATCCCCATGTCTCCGCCGCAAGCGGCTCCATCAAGCGGCACCGTCACCCGCCTATGTTGCGCGTGCAGTCAATAGCATGGGCGAGGAACAGGCCAAGAGTCGTGAGCGAAAACTTATTCGCGTCTTGGGCCGCGAAAACTTTTACTTCTACTCTTGACCACCAGACTTGTCCGAGTCCGCATCATTCCCGGATAAACACACATCCGCGAATGCTCCGGTTCGGCCACAGCAGTCTGGCCCTCGCTGATCCATGCTGTTCATGAAGTGTCCCTTCGGGACTCTTCAATCATATAGAGAAAAGGAATCTCAAGATGAAAACTTCTAACGAAATGAAAAACAAAATCAAGTCAATCTCAATTGCTGGCTGGACTAATCAGTTCCACCAAGGCAAGCGTCCAACACACGCAGGCAGTGTCGCTATTGAGTTCGAAGATGGTTCAAGCTTACGTCTACCGTACTCGTTCTGGGCGGACGCTAGCCCAGAAGGCAGACGCCCAAACATCACAGGCACCATCGACCTGTACAAGTTAGGCCAGCAAGTCGAGATGTCTTCTAACTTTCACGACGAAGAAGAGTTTATCAACCCACACCTACTAAAGCAGACACAGCCTTCGGCAGTAACGGACTCCAAGAAGGTCGTGAAACCGAAGACTCGTAAGATCGCTTAGTTGTTACGGGGGCTTTGCCCCCTTTTCCTTTGGAGGATTTAATCATGTACGTACTTATTGGATTAACAGTTATTTGTGCCGCAGTGTCCGTCATCTTAACAATGATGGCTTTGTTAAATTTTATGTGGTTATACGCAGGCATATCAGCAGTGACCAGTATTGCACTGCTCTACGGAGCTGACTGCTTAGCAGAGGTAATCGAGGGGGCTTAGGCTCCCTTTTTTTATGTTGGTTTCCAATCTTGTTAGATCGCATCAATTAATAAGTTTAGCTGTTATGGCTGTTATCCATGGTGCGATGGCGGCTAGCGCATCACGCCAGCTTTGACGCCAGTTTTGACGACAGCCACGCCGAGTCGGGCGACCGACGATTATACCGGCTGGACAGCGCCGGTGTCGGGTCGCGCCGCCGAGCGGCGGTCTGTTAATTTTATAAAAGGAATTCGTTATGGAATACATAGTTACATTGATAGAAACAACACGTCACATAGTGATGGTGGAAGCTGACGATGAATGCCTGGCACGAGCCCATGCAATTATCGGATGGCGCGAAGGTGATCTGTTAGATGACAGGCCACGCTTGTTAGATTTGGAAGCAGTACAAATAGATGTAATACCAACGGAGGATGTAGCATGAAAGACCAGTTAATCAATGACCTCGAAGGTTTGTTCCACGAGCTAGTCGACTATCGCAGTCGGCTACTTCATCACCTAAACGATGCCAATGTCACTGAAGAGTTAAGTGACGATGCAATTGAAGACTTGCGACAGATAAGAATGTCATTGAGTTACACCGAAGATCGAATCATGGAACTCAAAGATCAAATAAACAAACGCGTTTATTGTATTCAAGTAACAACCACTGTCGATATGAACATCAAGGTGCTTGCTAAAAATGAAGACGATGCAATTGATTGGGCAACACAAATTGCTGACAAACGCATTGATCAAAATTTAGAAAGTAGATTTGATTGTTACTACCATAGTGTTGGCGAAATGCTAGGTCACGAGTCAATCGAAGATGACGAAGCAGAAGAGGAGTATCCATACGATGAGTAAGGCATACAGGACATATCGGATTTACGATGCCGATGGCAAGACGTTAGCGATCATGGAGTTTTATTACGACGAAACTGATGCTGACATTCAACGCCTGCTGTTTGGTCTGCATGATTTGTACGACACGATGACAGGCTATGAGCAAATAACAAGGTGACGCTCACGTTCTTGCGCCCCCGGTTTGTGCGGGGCGCAAAGAACCTTCGCTTTATTAATTAACTAAAGGGAACTAGTTATGGAAAGAAGACATTGGATATCTGTTGAGTATCGAGTGACTCCAGATAAAGAGTTTGGTTACACACGGGCCTATCCTCTCGATGGCGGGCCTGACAAAGATGTTGAAGGCATGGTGCTTTCAGCTGTTAACGATTATGAAGATAGCAAAGTTCAATACCCTGACTTTGAATGGCGTCTTCACTACAAATATTTTTAGGAGTTAGGAATGGATAACTTACGAAGCTTAGATCCCAAGTGGTACACGAAAGGAATGATCGGCGAGACTGTGCTCATGAATCTAGAACATTACGTTTATGGCAAAGCTCAGCCTAACTGGTCGGGCTTTACGATGTGGGCATTTGAGTTCGGACTCAATAAAAGCGAAGTTATTTCTATCATCAAAGAGGCAATGATGACAGAAACTTTGGATAACAATGCATAACTTTGATAAAGTTTACTAACCAAAACCAAAAGGGAACTGTTATGAAATATGATCGAATCGTTGAACTCGTTGAGTCTGCCATGGCGGACGAGACTTCATGGCGCAAGACATGGGAATCGCAGTCTTGCCTCCACCAAAACTGGGTGACTAAGCGCCCATACAATGGCACAAACCAGCTAATGACAATGATTGCCAGCTGGAAGTATGGCTACACCAAACCTTACTGGCTTACATGGAACCAAGTTCAACAGCTTGGCGGTAGTGTCAAAGGCCAGAAAGCAACACCTGCAATCTTCTTCAGCAAAGCTAAGGATAAGAAAGATCCTGAAAAAGAGTTTGCTTTTGCAAAGGTATACAACCTATTCAACATTGACCAAACAGGCATCGAGTTACCTGAAATGCCAATACGAGAAAGCAGGCTCGACAATCCGAACGAAATTGCCGATGCACTACAAGTCAAAGTGAGTAATGCAGAGCACCACAATCCATGCTACTCACCTTCAGCTGACCAAATCCGGATGCCTATGCCAGGGCAATTTGAATCTGACGATGCTTACCAATCTACCTTTTACCACGAGTGCATTCACTCTACTGGTCACAGCAAACGACTAAACCGTGATCTTGCTGGTGCGTTTGGACATGAAGACTATGCCAAGGAAGAGCTAGTTGCAGAG